CCCAATACTCTTAATACTAAATCTGGAAGATGGAAGATACCATTAAATGATTCAGAATTTACAAATTTTACTTTAAACTTTAAGAATACCCCCAGAAGAGATTTCAAATACCCCAAGATGGTTTGCGAACCTGTATTTGATGTTCTTGTAAGAAAAACTAAAAAAGAATCAACTGAAATCAAGAAAACTGAACTTGGAAGAGAGCCTGATCCAATAAACTATACCTGTATTCAATTAATGCTAAAAGGTGTTAATCAGGGTAGTAGACATATGACAGCATTAAGATTAGGTTCTCATCTAAGATGGAGATACCCAGAAAATACTGTTCGTCTTATTATGGAAGACTGGAGACAACGTGTTGATAAACATGATACTCCCTTTAAAAAAGCAGAATTAGATAAGATTATTACATCTTGTTATATTGCTAATAAAGGTAGTGGATATAATTATGGATGTGCTGATCCAGTAAAAGACAAATTATGTCAACCAACATGTTTTCTATATAAATCGAAGAAAAATCAATCGGTAATGACAGCTACAGATATGGAAAATGTATTAATTGATTTCTATACAAGTAACATAAAACCAATAGATTTTAAAGATTTGTATGAACAAGTTGATTCATTTCCAATCTATCCTGGTGAAGTTGTACTGATCCAGGCTCCTCCTAAAAGTATGAAAACAATGCTGATCCTGAATTGGATAAATGCATTAAAGAAAAGAACATACTTAATGGAATTAGAGATGTCTCCTAGACAGATAATGTCCAGATTCATAATGATTAACAGGGGATGGGATGAAGAAGATTTAAAGGTACATTATTCAAAAAAGAAAAATGGACTTGATGCTAGTTTTGAATGGCTTACAGTTGATTATAATTCATGCTATCCATATGAGATAGAGAAACGTATTAATATGTTACCTCAAAAGCCTGAAATAGTTGCTGTTGATCATCTTGGCTTGTTAAGAAGCCGAATGAAAGACAATAATATGAAGGTAGAAGAAGCATCTCAATTTTTAACTGAACTCGCAGTACAATACGATCTTATTATATTTGTAATAAGTGAAATAACAAAAAGTGCATTTCATGAAGGTATGAATATTGCATCATCTAAAGGCTCTTTTAGAGTAGCATATAATGTTAATAAGGTATTATCCTTGCAACCCCTATTTGATGTAAATGAAACCAATTTGATCAAAGGATTAAAGCTTGAGAGCACTGCTAACCGTGAAAAAGAGACATTACACGTTGACTTATCACTGGATGGGATAAAACTAATAGGATGATTGCTATAATTACAACCAAAGATCTTTCATGTCAACACCCCAAGGAAGATATGGAATATCAACCAAAAGAAGAAGATACAAATACTCCTAAATCACTTACCTGTGGTATATGTGGTATGGATTTAGATCCAGAGACACAAGCTCCAGACTGGGATGAAATGGGGAAGGAAGAACAATATGAAAAGGACGATGAATGATATAACCACTGACATCATGACTCAACAGATGAATATGGAGATGTCAATGGATCCAGAACAGTTTAATCTTCAAATTAAAGAACTGTTTACTGAATTATATCAAAAAGAAGATGGTATATACTGGTTTTACCGTGATAATGAAAAAAAGATGGAAATGGTAAATGACCATATAGCCAAATGTAAAAATATAAAGAAAATGCTGCACAATACAAACGAACGGGTTAAGCAGCTTGTTATCGAATCACATGGAGAATTGAATACAATGCCCAAGAATTCTGTATTTAATCCATTAAAGATAAGAAAATCCGCTGGTGCAGTCGAAGTAATTGACGAACAAGACATACCCGATGAATACTGGATAACCGTTCAAACAAAGAAACTTGACAAGAAAAGAATACTAGATGAACTAAAAGATGGTACTAAAATCCCTGGTGTAAGACTTCTAAGGAAGAATTTCGTTGGGGGATTTAGATAATGGCTAAATCTATGAAAGTTCCAATTTTAGTATTTGAACACATTCAAGAACCTCTAATCTTATTAGAAGGACTAGATAGGGTACTAAAAGACACAGAACCATCTTCAACTGAAGAACAAAGAGCTCTAATCTTATTAGAAGAACTAAAAAAAATACAAATAATAATTGAAAAAACTAACATTAGGTGATATTATAAACTGTTAGCTTTAAAAGAAGCATGGCAATCGGTTGGCTACTGAGATAGTATCACCTATAATTTGGCAGTAATCCTCGGGATTCGGGACTGTGTAAGTCAGACTTATGGAAGATCTGGGACTTCATCTATAGGAAAATATATACTGCCATTAAATTAGGCAGGGTTCCCCAGATCCGTACTGGGCGATATGATGTAAGCCTCGCTTGAAGTGTCACACAAAAACGTTGTAGAATCCTGCCTATAAATTTCAAAGGAAACTAAGATGACGAAAAAACAGATAAAGAATGAATTCAAATCCTGTAATGTACAACTAGGATCTGGAGCCATGGAATCAATAGAAGATGAACTATATAGAATGGTTCATAGGATGGCTAAAAGATGCCATCTAGGAAATGTTAAACGATTAACGCCTGATCTAATGTGGATCGCATTAGGCAGACACAACCTAAGGAAATAACATGGAAGAAAAAACAGATACATTCAAAGATAAAATATTCCAAAAAGAGAAACCTGAAGGAAAAATGACAGCGACTGGCATCACATTAGTGTCTAATAAAATCAAAAAACTGGAACAAATGATCAATGTAATGCAATCAGATATAAAGATAATCAAATCAAGGTTAGGATTATGAAGGAAGACGATTATTATGAAAGATATTTCAATTGGTATAAACTTGCTCTCTGTAAAATAGCTACAGCAGGTGATCAGGAAAATCCAATTCATTTGAAACAGTTAGCTCAGGCTGCTCTTGATGGAGAACCTACTACTGCAGACAAACATAATATAAACTTCAAAGATAGAACTAGGGAAGAAAATATTAACAAACAAAGTCAGGAGTAAAAAATGGATGATTTATCTCAATACGAATATGACAAAGCACTTGAAGAGCAAACTGATAAACAATATGAAATGAAAATGAAACTTCTACTTTCAGATATAGATACAATAGTAAAATCTTTAAATGAAGCCGAATCTGTTATAAAACTTATAGCTGATACATATCATCTAACTGAAGCAACAGGATATTTTAATGACACATCCAAGTAAAGTTAAAGGAAATACATTTGAGCGTGAATGTGTAAATAAAGCGAAAGAAAGGGGCATAAAGGCCAAAAGAGCCTATGCATCTAATGGAAGGTCGCTTGGACTAGAAGAAGAGGTTGACGCCCTTATAGGTCAGTATAAAGTACAATGCAAGAGAAGGAAGCGTATAGCAAAATGGTTAAAGCCACCAGATTGCTGTGATATTGCATTAGTACGTGAAGATCGGGGTGAAGCCTATGTTGTCATGGAATATAATGAATGGCTTGATTTACTCCATAGAGCTGAATTATACTTAAAAACTTAAGTTAATAAAGCTAGAGCCTGAAGAGCAGCATCCGAATTCTGTCCTGGTTGCTTGCTCTTCGGGAGTCTTTCATAATTATATTTCATCCAATCAGCTTTAAAAGTTGGATGAAGATTCTTACCAACCCATTTTTTAGCCCAATCTCTTATATCACGTATATCCTGATCTGGAAACAAGCCAAGATCTAATCTCATAGAATCAATCAAACCACGTTCGTAAAGTAATGGTACACTATATACCCATGATCTCGCAAGTTGTGAATTAATTAAAGACAATGTTTTATATTGCTTTACTCTGTCATCAACAAATTCAAGATCATCTCTATAATGTGAGTCCTTATCCATCTCTCTAAAGTTTTTAACTTCAGCTAAAGAAAGAAGAAAACCAACATTAGGGCCAAGAAAATAATAGCCACCTTGACCATATGTTTTCTTTTCAAGTTTTTTCATAGCTTCTGGATCGTCTCTATCAGTAGTAAACCATGAATAAGCAGCATCTGCTGTTTCAGCTACATCATTATTTAATACACTATCTGTTCTAATATTAGTTAATGGTGCAAAAATATTGTTTATAATACCTTGAGTAATACCAAGTCTCATCATTGTAAACATTGATTCACTTGTAAAATCACCTGCTTTAGCAGAAAGTTTAGCTTTATCATACCAATTATACATCATATCAAAATTTGAAAAGCGATAATGCATAAATTGCCCGAGAAAAGTACCTGCTTTTGCTTTCACTCCTTTTCCACCTTGCAATGCTTTAGCTTTTGCCCAATTAGCATACTCATAATGAATATCTAAAACAGAATTATAAGCTATTTGCCCTGCTTCTCTAGCCATCCAGTTTTTTATTTTTACTTCACTACCTTCACCACTTAGATTAATCTTTGATTTACGTGAGATCCATTCAGGAGACATATTTTGTAAATTCTTATAAGCAATAGCAAAACCCATCCTAAATGTTCGAGCTCTATTCCAATCTTCAACAATTTTATGTGCAAATGCTGCTTTATCTGATAATGATGATGCTCCTCGTGCAACTATATCACTTATACCATCTGTAGATCTTACAATTTCTCCCTCAGCACTTACCTTTAAACCTTTACCAGTAAAAAAGGATTCTTGTAATGCACCTCTAGATGCTGATGAAAGATCTCCTTTACCTTTAAATGCATCAATAATTGTAGAACCAACTTCTTTTCCTTCAAACCATAAAATACCAAATTCTTTTGCCATTTTATTAGCAAGTTCTGTATTTTCAGTACCACCTGCTTCAGTATAAAATTTCCTAGCATCACTCAATCCTCTCCAACCCCATTTATTCAATTCATAGACTCTTTGAGTACCATTTCTGAACGCACTACGTATGTTTCCTCCTAATAACCTAAAATAGGTTAATGCACTTATAGTTCTCATAATATTATCACTAACAACGGTATCACCAGGATCAAGTTTCTTTACTGCATTATAAACATCAGTAGCAACTCTTAAATGATGATCTAATGCTTCAGCAACAGTTTCATTACCAGCCAATGTAGCTGGTTTCATGTGTTGATTGACTAAAGTATCATATGCACGCTTAAAACTGTCTTTAACGTGTATTTTATAGTTAAATAAGGATACATCACCCACATACTTGTTTAAAAACATAAATGGATCCAGACTATACTCACTATCTGCTACAGATCTTCCTTTAGCATGATCTATTATACCTCCGAATTCTTCAACTTCTTTCTTTATATTATCCAGCAACTGATCTCTAGTTTTACCTTCAACAGGTTCGCCACGTATAGCTTTTTCTACTTTTGCAAGTATTTTAGGAATACCAAGAACAAATTGAGGCATATATTGTCTATTTGCAACCTTAAACTGATTTCCTACCTTTTTTGTATATCTATCTCCTGTTGTAAATCCAAATGCCTGCATTTCTGCATCTGCCTTAAAGAAATCAGAATCCCTAATAGGATTATCTCTTTCATCACCTACTTTTTGGAATTCTATTTCCTTAATTCTATTCTTTATATCTTCTAATATTTTTTCTATTCCAGGAGTGTCACTATCCTTACTTATACTAATAAGTTTCTGCAAGCCCCTTATTAAATTAACAGAAGTAGACTTTCTTACTTCATTATATTCACGTTTCATATTATTTAATAATGCTTCCTCTTGAGAACCAAATTTATACTGTTCTCTCAAATCCTTTATACTTCTACCCTGAAATACTTCAGATAAAATAAGATTTGCAGTTCCTGCACCATTATTAAGCATATTTGCTTTTTTGTGTCTTAATTCCGTATATAGTCTTTGATCAAATTTCTTACCAGCTCGTTTATTTGCTATAATAGGTTCTAGTCTAGCTTCAAGCTGACTATAAGCTCTATAATCTCCTTTTTCACTACCTAAAGAGCCAGAAAACTTTTTAAAATTCCGTAAAATATCATTAATGCGTAGATTATTATCTACATTTTCTTTTCTAAAAAATGATGATTGAGAAGTAATTTCCTGTTGAAACTTATCCAATTCAGGTAAACGCATCAAAATTCTTCTTGGAAGCTTGAGATTAGCAAATACAGCTCCATCTTTTGTCCCAAGTATGGAATTGAATTCTTCAAGTCTTATCTCAACTTTTCTTAAATCTTTCAAATTTGGAATTACCGATTCAACTGGATCCATACTAAATCCTGTAGCTTCTTCATAAATACGTTCAAATACTTCAATTGTGTTATATTGAGCATCCTTAACATTTTTGTATTTAGCACCTGTCTGCCAATTCTTAGATATTTCCATCACTTTATTATAAACTGCTTGTTTCTTTTCAGGAGAAAGCTTTTCTCCCTTTTTCTTTGCTTTCATTAATACATGAGAAGCACATGATAATACACTGGACATATTATACTCCTAAAAGGTTTGAAAATTTTAATCGCTGGGAGGGGCGACTTTCTATTTTCGGTTTCAAAACTTTATATATATATGAAATCATTTTCGTTATTTTTCATTTAGTTAGATCAAGGCATTTAAATAATTCTTTTACCCTACCAGTAGTTGATTCCTTAACTATACCACCTTGCCCTCTATTCCTACTGTTATATGCATCCATAACACCAAAGTTTCTTACTTCAACATCACCATATGTATTTGTTTCCCGATCATAAGTCTTCATCATAAACTGTTCATCTACACGTATCCCCGCTTCTTCCATAGCTTTAGATGCTTTATAAAGAGTAGCTGAATCAACCATTTTACTACCTGACATATAATCATACATTAATCCTGCTGCATGCCGCTGCTGTTTATCACCATCACGCATTATTTTATATATACCCTTGTTTAAATATTGAGCATCTGTCATATATCCATGAGGAAGTTCTGTTGGTTCTGTAAATCCTATCTTCTCTAATTTTCTCATATCAACTTCAATACCAGTCTTCTCCTGTACATAATAACTCCTTGAAAGAGAGATAAGATCCTTTAATAACCGATTAGCCATTGTTTTATCTATACCACCCTTACTTACTTCAACACTACCATTTGCTACTTGAGCAAGAGTATTCCACACACCCTGAGCTAATTTATTTTCAGTAAACTTTATAGATCCAACTACTGAAGTACGTGAGTGCTGTCCAAATCTTGTTGGTATAATAGGTGAAACATTAGGATCCCAGTTGGGTCTTAACATCCTTGCAATCATTGCAAACTGACGTGCAGGATCACCACTAAACTCAGGACTTGAAAGTAAATCAAGTATCTCTGAAGTACGTCTGGCCGCATATTCAGCAAGTACAGGCCCTGTGCGATCAGGAAGCTTAGCATACATTTCATTAATTCTTTGTCTTAAATTATTGTATTCTGAATTTATATATACTTGCTCCCCTTTTGATATATGAGTAATCCTACCATCTTCATGTACATATTTTACTTGACCTCCAAAAGCTCTAAAATCAGATCTTAAACCCATTTGAGCTTCACCATCTACAATCTCATATCTATGACCATTTTTAACAAGACGATCAGATGAATAAATATCTTTAATATTTCTTCTTCCAGGCAATATTACTTCTTTAGTTTCACCCTTTTTATTTACTACAACCAGAGGTCTATTTTCAAAATTAGTATAGTCACCCTGTTTTTTAGGCTCCTTTTGAGCTGGGTTATATACATATTCATTCTTTGGATTATTGGAATCATATGATAAATGTTCTTCAACAATAGACTTTAATTCTTCTGTTCTTATTTTTTGACCTTGAAGTTCTCTATACTCAGTTGTTTCCTTTATATCCCTACCTCTATTACCTCCAATGCCATCAAGATATTCTATTTTACTATTGATCCTTCTAAGATTGGCAGCCAACTCTTCAAACTTGACAATATCTCCTGTTTTCTGTGCGAGTTGATGCATAGCTTCTTTTGCAATTCTATTCATTTGAAATTCAGTTGTTAAATCTGATTTTATATTAGGAGGCAGAGACCATTCTGCTGGCATCCTACCATCCTTTAGATAATTTAATATATGATGAGTACCTGGCTTTGTTTCATCCAGTCCATGATGTTTGTTTGCAATTTCATGAAGACCTTTCATCGCAACATCAAATGGATTAGCTGAATTAGCAAAATAATTATTTGCAGCTTCATACATACCTGTATTATCATACAATACATCTTTACCTTTGTATTCAGTTTTAAAGTTTAATCCCTTTTTATTTGGTAGTATAGAAAACATAAGACCACGTCTGGCATTTTGATAATCCTGAAGAGTAGCTGATAAATCTCTATTTGTTTCATCTGTTGTAGTACCTTTATTATATTTCAGATACCTTCCAACAGGAGATATTAATCCATAATATATATCGTCCCTTGCTCTTTTCATTGGAGTAGAAGAGTCATTTATGTTCTGATCTACTATTCTTTCACCTGTCTTAGCATTATATAAATCAAATAAACCTTCATGTTTAACACCACTACGTTCAAATCCAAATATTAATTCCCTTATTAATGGCTCTGGATTTACTGTATATCCAAAAGGGTTTTCCTTATACATATCTAAAAATAATTTAACATTCTTTGAAACTTCATCAACTGTATTAAGATATCTTAACTTATTAGTATTCATTCTAATTTCTACAGGATTATAACCACCAAAAGGATTAGCCATCCTAATCATCATACCCCGATTGTCCCTTAATATATTCTGCATATAAGTTAAGGTTTGATGCATCTTTACAAATCTTCCACGTGCTAGATCAGTAGCATTTATCTCACCTTTATATTGATGAGGATCACCTTCCCATGTAAAAAGTTTAGGATTCTCTGCACTAAATTTATCAAAAATAGCTTCTATCCCTTTAATATCATCTACAGTTCTATATCCAGCAAGTCTTCCAGCTTCAGCCCACAATCTGCTTGGAGCAGCAAGGAATGAAGAAGATTTATCCATATCATAATCAGCATCTTGTGGATTGATAGCATCAGCATGATTCATCCTACTGCTATTACCAGCAAATTCACCATTATGTGTAATTACCTTCCCATCTATTTCATGTGCTTTCAACCTGCTAACTACAACATCACCAGCCTGGTTTCTTGGCTGTCTATTATTGAGTGAGCCAAGTGCCATATCATATTCTTTATAAGCTGGATCCTGACCGTGCCAGTAAAGCTGTGTCATAACTTCACTATAATTCATTCCCTTTTGAACATAATCATTAAGGAATTCATTTTCTCTTGCTACTACTTCATTAAATACTTTTCTATTTTCAACCTTAGCACGTTTATTATCTGTAGAATTATTACCTTTATAGCTTATAATTGAATCATCATATATATCTCTTAGACTACCTTCCTTATCAATAGCCTTACCTTCTATAATAACATACTTCTCCTTACCACGTCTAACAAGAAATGCGTCTGAAGATCTTAATTCATAATTGCCTTCACGATCAAAACTACCATGCTTAACAGTCTGTATAATAACACTTTGAACATCTTCTCTCTTTCCTACACCACCAATCTTAAACTCTTTTTCAGCAGCATGTTTTGATTGGACAAACTCACCATATAATTGAACTGATCTGCCACCATCAGCTTCTGTTCTTACAGTAGATGTTCTTAAACCTCCAGTATCTGCAGTCATAACATCTAAAGATCCTTCTGGTACACGACCTGCAGCTATCATACCATTATTCATAAAGTATGGAATAATCTTTTCTTCTATCTTCGTCTTTGCCCATGGGGATATTAAAAGACCATCATGTTTTAGAAAATGATCTATACCTGTATTAAGCCATGTCATATCTCCTGTATCAGAAGAATGAGCAAATAGATCACGAGCTAATCTTGTTGCATAATATGGATCTACATATTTTTCAAAAGCACTATATGTATTTTTAATCTTAGCATCTAATCCAATCCATTCCCTGATTCCTACATTATCATGCATATGTACACTGAGATTTGATCCTACTAATGGATCATGAGGCTGTCCTAAAGATTTTAAGTTGATAGATTCAAAAGGTATTTCATGTATATTTGTACTATGATGTATAATATTACCAATTTTACCCAACCATTGACTTACGGAACCAAAACCTTTAGGCATATCAACATGGCTCTCAATAGGTTTTATTGATGCATGTACATTGCGATTCCCAGCTGCAATAGTAGATTGCATTTGTTCCATATCGGTATTGTACCACGGATCTGATATTTTATTTCTATACTCATTGATCTTATTAGCTGAATTAAATGTAATACCATCTATTTTTAAATCAGTAAATAGTTGATCAAACTCAGGATTGTATTTGAATGCTGTCTTTGCATAGAATTCTTTAACTCTCCCATAACTTGTAAGATCACTCATGTCTGTTTTAACATCTGTATGAGATATAGTAGGCTTGATACCACCTATCATTATCTCTTGTATCTCACCACCAGGGCCAAACTTAACCATATCAGGACTGATACCTCCCATCATAGCAAGATTAGCTACATAAGCACGTTTAGATATAAATGTTTCACCATCAACTATAGATTTACTAAGAGCTTTATATTTAGTTACATTCTCGTTAAATGTAGCTTCATCAATTATTTCTCTTGATTTCAGATCGGTTAATTCTGCTATTTTATGATCAATAGATGAAAATATATTTAACTTACCATCTTGATGCACCATTTCATCAGCAACAGACAGCAGTTTCATCTTTGGAAACTTAGCATTCTTATCTTTAGGTAAAAATATTCTTGCCTGTTCTAAAACATTTGCAAAAAAACCAGACTTATCTTGACTAGCAGCTCCTTCTAAAAATGATCTAACTCTTGCAAGATTCTCTTCATGACCTACAAATCCACCCTTCATCTCACTAAGCTTTAGATACTTCCAGGATTTCTTTCTTTCTTCAGCAGATAACTCAGCAAACTTCCTTATAAGAGATGGTCTATCATTAATAATTCTTGTCAATACCACTGCATCATGTATTTCATTATCTGTAAGCTTACCCTCATTGATTCTATCAACAATTCTTGAAATTTCAGTAGGATAATCTACACTCTTGGTTATTGGATCGTATTCTAATGATGCTTGGATCTTTTCATATAAATGTCCACCAGACATTCTCTGACCATCTGCATTTTTACCCGATTTACGAAAGCCAGATAAAAGATCATTCTCAATACGACCATCCCTACCTATTCTTACAAGCATTAACGTGCTTTCATCAGCACTTATAACTTTAAATCTTTGCTTATTAAGGATAATAGCATCATTACCTTCCGCTGCTTTATGATCTTCAATCTTTTTTCTATCTCCAAGATATTCCCTAAGTCCATTATCCATCTCAACATGCAATCCATCACCTGATTCAATCTCCCTGATAATCTCTTGCATTTGTTTCTTATTTGGCTTTGAAACATATTTACCGCCTATATAAAAACCATTACTTAGCATAGATATTTCAGATGTGCCATTTAAGGCTGAAATTACACCCTGTACGCCATGTTTATCTGTGTAGCCTACCTTAGCTTCACCTAGAAATAATTGACCATTTCTATAGGAATATTGTTTTACAGGCATACTACTAAAATATGCTGTAGTTATAGAACTGATGTCGGATATAAGTGTTTGGTTATATTTATCCCATCCACCTTCAGGCTCTTTATTAATCTTACTACGGTTTCTTACAATTTCATTTGTTCTGATACTGAACATTAATGGATCTACAATCTCTTGCCAGAATTTATTTGGATCAGGAGATCCAGATTTAGCAATTACATTCTTTACATATTCCCTTGTCTTTGAAATATCACTTGCTTGCTGTGGTGTAAATATTCTTACACCATTATATTCCATCATAGGATCCACTTTATCTAAGACATTCAATATGGATTCAGCAGTCTTACCCATTGTAGTGTTCATTGACCTATAAGACAAAAACATATTTGTCATATCTGTAATATTTAAATCATATTTTTGAGCAAATTGCGAAGATGAAACACGAATCCCTGTATTTATTGTGTCTTTTTCTGGTATAGTATGTCTTCCCATTATTCTGGAAGCTTCTTCCTTTACAGTTAATTCAGTCCAACCGCTTCTTTCAGCTTCACTTATAGCTTCTCTGCTAAGTTTTAATAATTCCTGAGTATACTGACCATGCGTTCCTGTAACAGCAGATTGAGTTATTAAATCTAATAATTCCATAGATCTATCCATACGATCTGCATATGCATGAACAATAAATCCATCTCCTGATTCTATAGCACTCTTATATTGAGCAACAGCCTTTCTTATATCTCCTTCTGCTGCCATAAATAATCCAGTTAATTTCTTTTCCTTTATAGTATTGATACCTTCTCTAGATGCACTCAACGTCATTTCATCTGCAAAGACTTGATGCTGATCAAGAAGATCCTGTGCTTGATTCGTAAAATCTAAAATTCTTTCATAAGCAAACTCGCTTGCCCTTCCTCTTCCAGTAAGCATAGATGATCTTATTGCTTCATACCAGGCACCTTGTTGCTGTTCAACCATTTCTCTTACCTGGATTTTTCCAAGTCTTGACTCAGTTATAGCCCCAACTACACTATTATAATATTTCAAAACACTGTCACGTGTTTCAGGAGTAATCTGATCTCCTTTTGCTTCAAGCATAGCCTTTACTTGTTCCACTTTAGGAATTTGCATGCCAGTACTTCGCATAAATTCTTTATTTGTTACCAGCTGATGTATACCAGCATGCAGGTTATATCCACCAGAAAGACGACTTATACCCAGATTCTTAATAGCTTTACCAACCAAATATTCTTGCATTTTACTGTACAAAACATCATTAGTAACAGCATCACCAAGAGTCCTTGACCATTGTCCATGAATCTCAAGTAATCTTTCTGCTGATAAATTCCTTTGGGGGCCTGAAATACTTTGAGGGTTTACAAGATTTACAAGATTATGTACACGCCTCATATCTTTAATGGCACCTGCTAAATCAGCTGTCTGACTTATCTGCACATCATCCATTACAAGATTGTCTTTAGTAGTTATTTCGGGGAAACTGTTACCTGAAAGATTGTCTCTTAAGTCTTCATATAATTTATTCGCAGAATTTTCATCAAGACCATGATCACCTGAACCTTTTAATACTCTTTCTACATTCAGTTTCTGAGAGATATCAGATAATTTATTATGCTGAACATACCAAGAAGGATTTCTTAGAATAGAATCATCTAATGCTTTTGTTTCCCATGCATCACCATGTACATACTGCATCATCTTCTTAACAGCAGTATTTTTTACATCAATACTTTTTGAAATCATTTCATCTGAAGAAGCATCGTGAACAGCTTCGGCAAATCTTACAACACCTAATTTTTCTAATTGCTGAGTTGCTGTAACAAGACTTCTTAAAGCCTCTCCAGATTCAGGTCTGGATCCATCTCTTTTATTTGTATTTTTATCAACATAAGACCCAAAAAGATTTTCATTTATTCTTGGAACTACTATTACACCATCTATTTCCCCTACATTAGGAACACCAAGCTCTCTATATGATTCTACAACAAAATCTTTTATAATACTGATAGGAACATTACTTTCTCTAGATATTCTTGCAGCAAGCCAATCATTTAACTGTTGTTGTGGCTCTCTGGGACTTAATCTTTTACCATCAAATTCAATTGATGATAGTTTATTAATAAGATCACCAGCTGCTTCCTTTGTTAATCCTGCACTGATGTCCATAGTCTTTGCAGAATTTTCATCATGCCATCTAACTATTTTTAAAGCTGTACTTAGTTTATTTCTCCAATCAGCTTTTTCTCCTATCTCAGTAACATTCTCAGCTATATATTTAGCACCTGCTACTCTTAGTCCACCTATAGGTTCTTCACCTTGCGGAGTAACGTATTTCTCAGAAGTATGAGGATCTATTACCTCTCTTATCCGTTGTATTTCTTCAGCCCCTTCAAAGGACTTACTATATACTTTATTAAAATGATCAGCAGGAGTAGTATCACTCATACCACCATATTGAGATGCTATTTGTAATGCACTTTTATAATTCCTACCACCTATAAGATTTAATCCAGTAACTACTTTACTAAATTGCTCACCCTTCCTTGATGAGAAGTTTCTTATATTACCTGTTTCAAAAGCAGGGTAAGCTGCTCCTGGGAGATGAAATGAATGAGGTGTTTTTGTAAAGAACATAGCTGTCATGATATTCGATACCTTCTCATAATCAGTTGCACCAAATCCTTCCATAAAACCAGTAACACCATATTCATCAATAGCCTGTTTCAATCCAGTAAGATTCATAGCAACAGCACCAGTCATCATTCTAGGAAGACTATAAAACATATCTGCTCCTACTTCACTGGCAAATACACCTGGTGCTTCCTTTAAAAATACACGACGTGATTCTGTAAGGAACTCACGCATTTCTTTAACAGACTTTTCAGCTTCTTTCTTAGATAGTTTACCAGCACCTTTCCACCATCCATCAGCTTTACCAATCCATTTACCACCTAAATGAGAAGATATATTCCCACCACTCAAATGATGCATCAACTCTATATTAGTTTCAAGTTGTTCTGCAGTCATTTTCTTAACAGGTCTTAAGCTATTAATAACACCACGTGTCATATCCTTGGTTTTTTTAATTGCACTTAATCGGCCACCACCCCTAATAAATTTAACAGGGCCAAGTATTGAAAAGATTGCAGCTTCATGAGCAGCAGTATCAAGAATATGGCCCAATGCAGATTCAGGTTTATTCCAATTATATGATTCATTAATTTTATATTCACCAAGACCTCTTACAGCACCTATAACAGTACCAAGCAATGCATCATACACACTTGCACCTGCTACAGATGCAGAAATTCTTTGTGCTCTGGAGAGATCTTGTATAGTACCGCCCCTTCTCATCAGGTTAAGAACACCATTATTAATAATATTCATACCTTCATTGGGACTTCTTCTCATTGCTATTTCAAGAGTTTCTCCAGCAAACTTATCAAGTAAAGCATCATCTATATTCCCCAATATAGGTCTTAATGCTTCTTCTTTTATAGATTGCTTAAAGCCTTGCTGGATCATAGCATCACCAAGCTTTTTATTTGCCTGGTAATGAACTCCAGATTTTGATACAATATTAAGAGCATTTGTAGCAATATCTTTAGATACTTCTTCAGTAAACTGCTCTGCTCCTTCTTTCTGCCCTGCTTTAAATACTATTTTACCAAATGATTCAGTTATTTCATCCTGTGCAAGTTTAGTTGCAGTAGTCATACCTCCTGAACCTAATTTTGAGACTCCTCTTATTCCCGCACTAAGTCCTTTCCCGAGCCAACCGAAACTAGCTAGCATACCAACTGCATTCCCTACAGTATATCCTATCTTGCCAGGAAGTGTTAGTTCCCGATCAGTAGCAGATGAAGAAAAATCTCCTGCATAACTTTCTTTGTCATCTCCAAAAGTAAATGCTTTAGCAGGTATACTTGTTACCCATTCTTCTATTCTATTAGGTCTTCCAGTTACCGCCTCATCAGCAATATCTGCTATCTCAGGAAGACCCCAGCTAAACCCAGTAGTAAAACCCCAAAGACTTTGACCCATAGCTTCAAATGCAGTAGCTCCAAATCCTTCTCTTGGCGGTTGTGCAAGATCAGTTGTAACAGGTGGGTTTTGTATCTCTTCTAGTAGAGCATCTACATTAAAACGATCGTAAGCAGACATATATATTATTCAGCAGAAGCTTGGTCAAAAAACCATTCGGGCTGATCTTGTGTAGTTATAGGTACATCCGCTGCTAAAGATTCAGCCTTAAAATCAGATATAGCATTTAAAGAATCAGAAACTTCTATAAATGGATTACGCCCCCATCCTTCTAAAGCAGCAATTTCTTCAGGTATGGGTAAAAAGTCCTTGGTATATTTTTCTGGTTCTTCATCAGACAATGGAGTATGTAAAACAAAATCTTCTTTACCTGCACTAATACTTCTACCAGTGGGATTCGATTCAATTCTAGATAAATAAATATTTCTTATATTCTTATATTCTTCAGTTTCAGGTATTGTTTTATACACATCACTTAACTGTTGAGTTAAATTTTCTCTAATTTTTAAATCAGTATTTAACTGCATTAGTTTTTCACCAAATCTAGAATCACCATAAGACCCAGGACTCAAAAGAACATCACTTTGCTTGCTTAGTTCTTTATGATATTGCTGAAGTACTCTTTCAAAATATTCTTTTCCTTCTGTTGGTGGTAATCTATGAGCTATAGCATCAGGATCTATTCTAAAACCTTTATCTTCACCACCTTCTGCTATTTCAGTACCTCTAATGCTCATTTTTTCCCTTATATTTCTTCCCAACCAACCTCCTGGTCTTGATGTGGTAATATCTGGATTTAAATATGCCATATTCTCAGGAGGGTCTTGAACTATCTCAGGAAAGTCTTGAACTTCCTGTAATTTTTGTAAAGCACTATCTGCTGCAGCTGTTAAAGTACTATCTGACATATTAAGAACAGAATCTTGAGAGACACCTATAAGATTTGCAGTTTCCCTTATCTTAAAAACATTATCTAATGAATCCATTTTAGCTTCAATAGACTTATCAAAAGTCTTTTCAGACATCATATCTATAAGCCAGTCACTCATTTACCATGCTCCTACTTCATTCATAATCTCAGCCCTACCCCACTTAGGAAGTAAATCGCCTATGAGATTCTCTACTGCTAATTTATATTCAGGACTATCAGGATATGTATCAGCCTTTAACCAACTGTCTTTCAATACACTATAATCAGTGGATCCTCTAAATGTAGGAGAATCTTTTGACTTTGATATTATAGTACGAAGAGAAGGGTCTTTTATCCCAACAAAACCTTCAGATTCTACTTTCATCTGAAGTTCTTCTACATCATTCGGATTTGAAATATCAATACCAGTTATTTGATTAAAGGTTTCAGCTAATTGTTTAGCTTTTACAGGATCTGTATTTCTAAGAGCATTATACTGACTGACTTTTTTCATTACTAGTTTATTAAGATCATCCCCAGTACCTGCTATATTACCTTTGCCCTTCAGCAGCTCTACAGCATCATAACCTTCAAAAAAAGTTCCTTCTATAAATTTTTTATAATTATCTGACTGTCTAACAAAAGATTTTTGCTGTTCAGCAGTCCATTTATTCATAAAACTTGTATCACCAGCAGAATATTGATCAAACATTTCTTGAGTATATCCTTGTTTGCTAAATGCTTCTTGTATTTTATCATAATTAACAGGATCAAGATATCTAGCTATTCTTTCTTTTTCTGAATCAATTTGTAATAATACTCTTTGATAAGTAGGATCATTTTCTTTTCCTTCTTCTGTAAATGTACCAGCAGTTGCTAATAATCCTTTATATGGGGCAAAACCTTTTGTGTTTGCTTGAACTTGAAAATATTTTCCTTTATAATAATCATTAAGAGATTTACCCTGACCTATTGAATCACGTGCTGCTATATACGATTTTTTATAATCTATATCTAATAATTGTTTATTCAGAGTAGTAATATCAACTGGAGTAGGATCTCTATATGCTTTTTCAAGCCAAGGTTGGCCTTCAATACCAGCTCTAGCAATATAATCCTCATATGAGAAATCACCTGGATCATATCTAGTAGCTTCAGTACCACCTGCATATCCACCTGCTCCACCCTTTATATCAGCTCGCATTATATCAATAGAAGAAAGTCTTTTTGAAAGTTCATTAGATGTTCTTCTCATTTGAATTATATCAGTATTTAAATCTTGTAATGCTTGACCATACTGTCCCAAAGTTCCATCAAACATAGTCTTACTTATCTCACCAGCACTAGATGTTTTTGCTATCGGATCCAACTTTAAAAGATCTCCAGTTTGAGCTTGGTAATCTGCTTGAGCTGCATCTACTTTAGCATATAAAGTATTATATTCTTTTTGTGATCTTGCCATTTGAGCATCAAGAACTCTTACAGCAATTTCTTTATCATCCCTTTCTATCTGTAATTGACGATCAATCTCAACATTAGCTTGTTTCTGCAAAAATTGAGAATGTGCAAGATCAAGACTCTTAGACTTGAGATATATATCAGCAGCTTCTCCCAGCACTAATGCTAATGTATCAAGTTCAGCCATTAGGAATATTGTTCCGAATAATCTTCAAACAAAGTATAAAATTCTTCAGGTACATCTTCTCCTGTTGCACTCATATAATCTGACATCATTTTAGCCATAGCACTTGATGTTTGTGTAGTAAATTTATATTCATCCATATCTGCTTGAGTTCTAGCAGCACCTTCTTGTCCTGTAATCAATTCTCTTTGTGATGCAATATCTTTACGTGCAAGGCCTATATTTTGCATTCCCATCTCACCTTGAGTTTCGATAGTTTCTAAAGCAGGACTAGTATCTGTAATAAGTCCAGTTTTCTTTTGTTGATCTCTTGCTCCAGCATACTGACCCATACTTGTCTGTACTCCAGTAGTTTGCGTATCAAGTCTTTGACCAGCTGTAGTAAGCATATCCTTTTTTATACCAAATTGTTCTAATTGTTCTGATAGCTGTTTCTGAATAAATCCTCCTTCTCCTACCATTTTATCAGTTCCTGCTTGTAAATTCTCAAAACCTGTTTCCATAAAACTTCCAAGACGCTTTTCAACATCTGCTTCTGTTAATTCTTCTTCACTGTATTCACCCCAACCCATTTGCAGTTGTACTCTATCCCACATACTTTCTGGAGCACCACCTCTATAAAATCGATCTGAAATATTACTCAAGTGTTTTTTCTGTTTTTTTCTTAGCCATCTTGAAAATCTGTTAGAATACTTTCTATTCCCATCTTCGCTTACAGGAACTTCAGCAAAAGAATTATAACCATTTCTTTGCATTAATATATACTCACCTTCTTCAGGATGAATCTTCATTATAGCATCTTCAATATTATCGCCCATAATATGTATCTTACCATCTACACCATCTACAATCTTACCACCCTCACTAGGATGATCTCCAGTACCATAAAGACTATTAAACTTTCCATGTGGAGAACCTTTCTGAAAAGCTTTTAATACTGGTTTTCCTCTTTCTAAACTCATCCCATATTCCTCAATCCATAAAGAAATTTACCACCTTTCATTATAGCAGAAAGAGTTTGTCCATAAGGCCCAGCAAAAGCAGCTCCAGTTGCAATAGTATCATAAATCTTTTCTTCTTCGCTTTTGTCTGGATCAAAATTCTCTGCAATAGTCATAATATCACCAAGCCCAGGTGTAGCTTTAGTACCTGCAGCTCCAATAACATCACCTCCTGTTTCTACAGCACCAGCAGTTTCAGTAGCTGCTTTAGCAGCATCAAAAGCTTTAGACGCTTCACCATAAGATGTTCCTTTAGGCATGTATTGATTTACTTGCTCCTGTATTACACCTAATCCTTCAGTGCCTCTAGCAGCATTTCTGGCTTTTACTAATTCATCAAAACTACCATACTCTTGAGAGACAGATCCACCAAGTAATCCCTTCTTGCCTAATAAACTACTAATAGGCTTACCCGAAGGTGCTTGTATTTGCGGTTTTAAAAATTGCTCACCATAACTACGATCATATGATGTATGTGGTGTAATATGTTCTGGTACAATACCTTCTCTAGGATCTGTAATTTTACGTAGGCTTCCTGGTGCTCCTCCACCTGAAAATTGATAACCGCTTATATCGTCATATGCTTGCTCTTGTAAATCAATTTGTTGTTTTTCCAAATTTCCTACACGTTGAGTAGTCCTACCCACATTATATGGATCATCTATCTCTGGTATTTTACCTTTTATAGCTAAAGAATACTCATTAGCAGCAAACCCTTCTTGTATCTTTGCTATCTTTTCTTGTTCTAAATCATAATCATATCTTTTAGCACCTCCTTGAATAAGTCTATGCTCCCTTGCTCTTTTTTCAAGTTTCATCTGCTCTTTCACAGGATCAAATTTACCATGTCTAGTATTTGGATCACTAAGTTGTTCTAACTGCTTTTGTTCTGCATAATAGGGATTTCTGGTACCTGATGGTGCTACTGATTTCTCAATGGCTACATTAGGATCAAATTGTTGTCCTCCTCCTGGCCCACCAGGTCTAAATCCGTAGATTTCACCACGTTTTTTAGCTTCTGGTGTTAATTCTTCATATTCAACCCTTTCTCTACCTGATCTCCCATAACGTTTATGTGCCCAATCCTTAAATCTTCTTGGATCATATTGTTTTCTTTCAGGAGCAACATATTCTTTAGATTTAAATGTTTTCCCAGTTACAGTATCTTTATCAAGTTCAGCCATTAAAGTTTGTTTATCTGTAATATCACCAGCTCTCTTAGCTTCTAATATCTTAGCAGGTGTCATAAAACGATTTGCCCATATTGATTTTTTCTCTTCTTTCTCTTCTTTCTCTTCTTTTGCTTTTTCTCTTTGAGTTAAAGCCTGCTTTGCATAAAGCGTAAAAGGGATAGTCTCTTCTATTGGGTCGTAGTATTGCATTAGGAATGAATATTTGTGTGTAATTTACTCATTGTATTAATTAATTTTCAAGAGTTAAGTAAGGTTATTAAAGTGCACATACTAGATGCCCGCAGAAACCACTCCACATATCTGGATCAGCATGACCATAAGTATACTGAGATTGCGTACCTGCTGTAAAATGTTTTAAGGCTATTGAAATGTAATCTCCAGCATCTAATACTAAATCACTAACAATCCTATTGCTTAGATAATCATCTAATATAGCCCCCTGAACAGTATCTCTTTCAATTGCAACTATAGCTGTTGAATTGGGAGTGGCTGCTCTATCATTTTTCATTAGAGAAATCTGATGATAATCCCCAGCAGCCCAATCCCCATCGTCATCGCCACCTGAAGTCTCATTTGCATCCCATAATATTCTTGCATTAAAATGATATATTCCATTTACAGGAGCTGTAAAACTATAATTACTTGTGGAAAAATTATCTCCATTATCATATCTTTTTTCAGAAAATGCTACTGTTTCATATGCATTATGTTCAATTTGCTGACCATCATCAGTTGCTGATTGATAAACTCCAAATGCAGGATAACCAGCTATAACTGGAATAGTTGATTCAGTATCATCTAGATTCTTAAATTCAGATTTTACAACATCTAAACCACTCTTAATATACTGAACAGTTTTCTGTCTTCCAGTCGTATTATCAATTTCTGTTCTAAATTGTGGAATTCCTTCAACTAAATTTTCAAGAGTCCCTTCACCAGCTGATATACCAGATCTATTCTTATGAAGATTAATCCGATCCTGTCTTGTAATATTCCCCATATTATCTTATAGTTTTCATCCTGTAAACAATAGAAATATCATTAATCTCAAAATCAGCAGCAGCAGTACCATCAAATATTAATTGAAAGCTATATATATTCTTAATAGATGTTACAGGCTTTAACTCAGCAAGTACCCAATCGTCAGTCCCAACATTTAATAAAGGAGTTGTATCTGAATTTGTTTTATCTGAAGAACCATCACTTTCAGTTCTATAAAATGGTGACCCTGCATCTGTATCACCATTAGTTTGATATGCTATTGTAACAGCAGATCCATCTCCTTTATATGATATATAAGCTTTATAAACTTTCTTTCTTACAGCAGGATGACCAAAATCTATATCCTTTGTTTTAAAACTAATTGTATCTGTAGCATCGCTTGTGTCATCCCACTTAACTACAGTGCCTGACGTATGAGCATATATTAAATCACCATTCCAATCTGTAACAAAGTTTGTTTTTACAATATCAATAATTCTTGTACTACTATCATCTGCTCCCTGTACCCAGGATTGTGTTACCATATCATAAAGATACATTCTAGGATCAGCTGTACTACCAGTTGTTATATCATCAAAAACAATTATCTGCCTTTTCTTTGGCAAATATCCAACCATTGGAGTAAGTCTTGTACCGCTTGTAGTCTTATCCGATCTTAAAAATTTATCCCATTCCTCTTCCTTTATTATCTGTCTACCCTGTTTTTCAAGTAGATTAATTACATTCTTTCCATCATATAAATAACATCCTTCCACATTTACCCATGCAATACCAAAATCAGTCTTACAGGTAGAAGCAGGATGTGATATCCCTTTATTCATAAAAGTATCTTCCAGAAATTCAACATCCTGAGATATATTTATTAAATGCATTTTAGTCTTTTTAAACTGCAGGATACGATCTGCATATTCTTCAAGTTTAACTATCTGATCACCATCCTGAACACTAGCTTCAATCTTTCTTGCAAGAGGGAATGTATCAAACTTACCAGGCATTGACTTATACATTGCATCACCTTCAGTCCTTGTTACTCCATCTTTGCCTTCTCTTCTTACATTTCCAATATAAGTTTGTCTATTAGCAACAACTGCTGTTTTAAATCCTTCTCCTACAGCACCTATATCTATAGATTCATCTGCCTGATATCCATTAATTTTTTCATATGTCCAGGGGCTAGGATCTACTATGGCTCCTAAATCTACAGTCAAATACACACTTGAAGGAGCATCTCCCGATCCAGTTGCAGTTCTTAAAGTCCAAGCTGAATAGGACGTTGTTAAATCTTTTCTGACTCCATCCTTTAAACTAATATCTACAAGCAACACCCATGGAGTATCAGATCCATACTTTCTAATATAAACACGCCCACCAGTTATAAATGGATCATATGGAGATGTAGCAAATATTTTTACATCTAAAGCACTCCCAGTATTAAGAATATTATCATCATTGATACTACGATTTCCACCTGCAGATATATCAAATACATTTGATTCTTGACCTCCTTGATATATAAATGTAGTACCTATCTCATAAGTACCTCCAGTCCAGCTACCTGTATCACTAGAATTATCAAAATAAACATTAAATCCTTTACCTATAGGAGGGTATAATTCAATAGCTTCTCCAGTCCAATTACCAGCATTAGCTACAGTTACAAGATCATCATTATTACCTCCACCAGTATCTTGTACTTTTGTAATAACTCTTGCATTCTGTCCAGAAACAACAGCAATATATTCTTCACCATCAAAATTAGCCCAATGTTGAAATATATCAGTAGCACCACCACCATATTCAATATCAGTAGTAGTAGCACCACTTGAAGCTGTAGTATCCGTAAAAGCAACAGCTGGGCCAAATACACCACCAGTAGGTTTGGCAAGATTTAATGATTTTGAATACCATCCATCATAAGCATCAGGAGAACCTCCAGGTGCTATAGCATCACCATCTGAATCTGCTGCAAAGTGTGTTTGTTTTATATATCCATACCATTTATTTTGATTAGCTACACCAAAATTACTATCACTAACTCTTAATGCTCCATCTGCCTGATAAAATACAGTTTTCATTCCTGTAGTACTACCTAAATCAATATTACCATAACCCCTCATATCACTATTTTTACTATATATATCTATATTTGAAGCTGAATCAGCATCAGCTATTACTAAATAATCATCACCTGTCTCAGGGAATGCAGTTATTGTATATGCATCACTTGTATCCCAACTATCATCACTACCCCCACTTAAAGTTGCAGTTACTGTAGTTCCAGCATTATCAGTAATCGTACCAGAACTACCATCAGTTGTATTATTTATTGTTGCTCCAATTAAAGCATTTGCTGGAAATGTAGCCGCAGAATCAGTCATAATAGTGCCATGATCAGCTGCAGTATGAGTACCACTATAATCAGCAGACATAACATTTGCACCAGTTCTATCATGACTAAACTGAAATAAACCATAACCAGCCTCAATTGCAGCTGTAAAAGCTTGAACAGTCCCATGAGTAGCAGTACCACCCATAGTTCTGATCTTACCTACATTATCTACTATAATATCAGTAGCAGCAGCTAATTCTTTATCATCAATATCCCTTGGATCGGCATTTGTATTCAATCCGCCATCAAAGCGTTCTATCTTCCAAACTTGCTTAGGCATTATTTAGTCCATTGGTACATCAATATTGTATTAGTAATACTTGTATTATTCTTATTTATTAAGTATGGAATACGAACATTCACTATTTTTTTCTTGTTTTTTGCCATTTTTTCCTTTTAAAAGTTAAGTATTCTGACGCTACAATAGGATTAAAAATTGTAGTTATCAATCTATTATCATCATCATCATAACTTGGATCTATTATAGTTACAGGACAATTAAATATATTCTTATCATCTAATCCTAGTTTATCAGCATAATTATCCATTATTTTAAATGATGCTACTTGAAGAGCATGACTTATTAAACCAGATGCTGGATCCTTAATAACCTGATAACCAGATACATGAGTATGTCCACAAGTTAATACATGATCTTTCCACCCCATCTGAGCAGCTTTGGAAACTCCATGAGCAGTATTCCACATACTATTACCTTTCCAAGTATGCCTGGCATTTACTCTAATTTCCTTGCCATTAGGGAATAGTAGGTTCATTCTAGCCCCCCAACGCTCATATAAGCCCTTGTGATCCCGCATAATGAATTCTAAGGGGTCACCATCACCTGACCATACATCGTGGTTTCCTGCTACCAAATAGAGCCAATTAACCTTATTTACGAAGTATTCAGTTAATTTCCATGATTCTTTTGCTCCAACAGACTGTTGACCATATAAAACAGCCAACCTGCCAATCCAATTATTCTGAATGTCTCCAAGATTACCGCAATACATACCATCGGTTTCATTGAGAACATCCATGTAGCGAATAATTTGGGATAAATCAGTTCCATCATCATCAACATGGGGGTCTCCAAAATGTGCAATACCTATAGGGCCATCTATATTTATAGCAATATCTACTAATTTTCTAGATTCTTTTGATTTTAGCTTTTGAGTATACTGCTTCTTTCTAAAAGCAATAATATCTTCCACAGGCATAAACTCTGGATCACGATCTGCAACTGTGAATGATGATTCTTCAACAATAGTAGGGTTGGATGTTTTTTTATTACAGGCATTACAATGCCATACTTGCTTTTTAGAATCAGCATAATAAGAAAAACCATCTTTTCTCATTGCCCTTGCCCCACATGCAGGACATCCTATTATATTACCATCATCATCCTTCCTAAAGTCATCTACAACCTTATCATTAGGATTCATCTTAATCTCTAATTTCTACATGAACCAGATCATCAAATTTATTATCTTTAATTTCACCATCACTGTCCCAGTCTCCTCCCCAGCGAATCTTTACTCCAAGTTGCTGTCCAATACCACGTACCATACCCCCCATATAATGGAATCTTTCTCTATCATTCCAGTCAATAGGATATGGAGCTAGGTCTACAGCCTTACCCTCCATATGCCTTGAATATTTAACCTTGGTTGCCCCTTTTTCAAGGAGCTCTGCCTGGCGTTCCTTGGATCGAACACCTTCAATAATGGTAACATCCATTATCTTTACAAGCTCATTTAAAACATTGACTAACTTAGCGTTTACCCCTTTTAGTCTTTCCCGACTTCTTCTTCCGAATCTTGGCATTTGATTTTCCTTTTTTTGGAGGTCTCCCTCTTGTTGTTCCGTATGTTCCTATACCTGCTGCCACTACTTACCCTTAAACACACCTTCCATCAGATCGGTTACAATATCAACAACTCTTTCAAAGAAAACTTGTTCCTTTTCCTCACTAACAAAAGGGATGTCAATCTTTTCATTGATTTTAGTAGCGATTTCATTAGCAAACTCATCAGATGCTAAGAAACCCATTGCTTCATCTTGCATCTTATCAGCTTGTGCTTGTGCCATATCCATCAGCATTTTCTTTAAGTCCATTTTACGACTCCTTTATCTTTTTTATTTTCCAATACAAATATGTAATGTTCATTACAAACATTATACACATTAACCCCCAAGGGATTAAATCCATTAAAAATACCGCCCCGCTACCAGTGCTTATACTTGTTACTTTTAAACTATCCATTAGTGCCTTCCATTTATTCTGCTCATAGAGCCTTTTAATTCAGATACTTGATTATCAAGATCATTTATTTCTTTTGTAATTGCATCAAATTTACGATCTAATTTATCATCAGACGTGTTCCATCTGCCAATTAATTTTATTATCATGCCTTCCATATTCTCAAGAGTTTCACTTTGCCCCTTGTTTTCAACTTTCAGATTCTCTAAAGTTTCTTGTTGTTGAGCAGCCTTGTTTGACATTTGTACTACAAGATAAACAAACATTGCTCCCACAACACCTATCATTCCAGCTTCGCCATATACCGCCATAAAATCCATTCTTCATCTTACCTTACTTATTTCTCATTACTAAATCAATATAAATTTTTAAATCAGACTTAATTTCTGCATTCCACTTTTTTATCTTGCCAAGTTCCTGCATAATTATATCCAATCTGTGTTGCAAGTTTTCATGTTTTTCATCAAATCTTTTTAGAGTATCTTCAACTTTTTCTTTTAAGATAAATCTTA